CCTCGAATCATGACACAACTGGCCGCGAAGTTAGGCACAGACAATCCACTGTATCATGTGGCACACCATATTGCCATGGGTGAGGACCTGCCCATGACCATTCGTGCTCCCGAAGGTGTCAGTTTCAGTGCGTTCCGTGATTACTTTTGCGAAATACTACAGCCCATGGCCCTACAGATGGGTCAATACACTGGCAACGGCGACGAGGCGGCAGAATTGTTCCTGGGTCAGGAAGGCTTCGGTGGCACCTTGATCAACTTTGATGCCAGTAAAAATGCTGGCCTGAGTGACAGCACATTAGAAAGTCCGGATGGCCGTATTGTAAAAGTCAGTAGTAAGGGCGGTGCTGGTGCCACAGCCAGTGCCAAGAACCTGTTGAACAGTGTTGAAGAATTGCGTGGTACCGCCGCTGGCAAAAAGTTATTGAACAAATACCAGCCTGAGATAGACATGGTGCAAGAGATTGTCAAGTCTGGACAGGCCGGAGCACCACTGTATCTGGGTGAAAAGTTCAACATCATTACTCCCGAAGAGGCAGAAATCATACAGGGGTTGAAGGGCAGTCGCCCAGCCAACATTCAAGATGAAGCACAGTTGCAAGCCATGGGCTTGACACCCAATCTGATAGAAATGGCCCAGAATCGCGGCACAGAAACTCCTGAAGCCACTAATTTATACTATCACTTGATTGCGGCAGTGGCACACAAGGCAGTGGTTCACGTGAATGACAAAACCAACTTTGCCGAAGCCGCCAGCAGTATCCTAAACAATGGTGCCCTGATACAGGTGTACACCAAGGCCAGTGAGAAAGGCGGTAACTGGACGTTACAAGGATTTGACACCAAGTATCCAGGTGAAAGTGTGAGTGGTGTTCAACTGAGTGCCAGCAAAACTTACTACAGCACTGGCATCAAGGGCAATTTCACATTCAAGATTCTGCGTGGCAATGCCAAAGCCGCACCAGATGATGACACACCCGAAGTGCCGGCACCGCCAGTAGCCAAACCCAAAAGTATGCGTGAACCTGGTATCAGCACCCGACCCACAGGCCGCGGGCTTGGTGCGGGTCGTGGTTTACGATAAACCAAATTTGACAATAAATTCCCGAACTGATATACTCTGGGCATTGTGATAAAGGAGCAAGCAATGTCTGGCTTTGTTGATATTGGTGGTATGACTGATGAGCAAGTCAAGCGTATGGGCCATGTTGATGAACTGGGTCCTGAGGATCGTCAGCCGCGCAAGGCTACCCGCGGCCCGCGTTTCACTTATCGGACCCTCCCCACTGACCTGGTGTTCCAGGCAGCCTGTGCGGCCAACCGCATTCAAAATGGCCGCTATGTGAAAAACAGCCTGGAACAGGATGCTACAGGTGCCTTGGTCACTGTCCGGACCAACCGTGAAATCATGCTAGAGATTCTGGCCAATCCTGACCAGATTCAGGAAGTGGACTGTGCTACAGCCACTGATGTTCGCCGCCACTATCAGGGTTTACAGTTCCGCATCCTGGCTGGCAAAGTCCTGAGCGAACTGGAATCCAAGGCCCTAGCCTACGCCAGTGGTGACACTATCAGTGAGCGTGATATTGGCCTGGTTGCCTACTTGCCGTCGGGCTATGCTCAGGCTCAACGCCGTAGTTCCATCGAGGAGCGTATTGCGGATGCCCGTGGCGGTTATGTGGGTGCGGTGGGCACCAAGGTCTCCTGCGAACTGGAAGTCCTGCGTTGCAACTACAGCCAGCAGTGGAACACTTACTTTGTGACTGGCATTACCACCAATGACCAGGCTGTGTTTTTCGCCAATCGCAAGTCCTTGACTGTGGGAACCACTGTGCGTGCCACTGGCAATGTCAAGGCACACCGTGACGGTCAAACCCAGATGAACTATGTAAAAATTGCTTGATCCAGAATTTGACAAATAATCGGTTTGGTCGTATACTAGAGGCTTAGACAGTCAACAAACGGAGATACAAATGGCTACTCGTTCTACTATCGCCCTGGAATTTGCTGACGGCACTGTGGGTCAAATCTACTGCCACTGGGATGGCTACATTTCCAATAACGGCCAGATTCTATTTGAACACTATCAGGATCCGTTCAAGGTTCAGGAACTGATTGATCTGGGTGACTTGAGTACCCTGGGATACAACATTGGCCAGAAGCATGGGTTCGGTGAGGTCACCCAGGACTGCACATTCTACAGCCGTGACCGTGGAGAGGATGGTGTTGCGGCCCGCTACTTTACAGATTTCCAGGATTACCTGGCACACCATCAGTACGAGGAGTATGAGTACATCCTGCGTAAGGATGGCCGCTGGTATGTAAAGTCCTACAGCACTGAAGGCTTCATTACCCTTGCTGAAGCAATGGTACGGGAGCAAGTGCCCGTAGCCTAAATTTGACAATAAATCATTTTGGGCATATAATAGTCACATAGACAGTTAGATAACGGAGCAAGCGATGACTTTTGAACAAGCAATGGCAGTGGTTAATGACTATAAGACCAACTACGGTTTTCCCGGCTTGCTGGAAACCCTGGAAGATATGCGGGAAAATACCGAGTGGCTGGACAGAACCCAGCGTCAGGCTTTTCGTGTGGTCTTTACTGAAATGGCCCGGTTGTTTGCCCCGGCCTGAAATTTGACAAATAATCAGTTTGGGCATATAATAGAGTCTTAGACAGTCAGATAACGGAGCAAGCGATGACTACCAATTTTCCGATTTTGGCCCGCGCCACCAACCTGCCCATTGAACACCTCGAGTCTCTGAAGCAGTTTTATAAAGTGCTGGCCGCCCTTGAAGGTAAAAAAGTTCGTATCCGGTACCGTGGTCCTCGCCGCAAGTACCCTTCTGGTCGCATTTCCTATGAGGGCAAAAACGACTGCCTGAAAAAGGACGCCAAAGCATTCGCCGTGTATTTTGTATAATTTGACAATAAATCGGTTTGGTACTATAATAGAGTCTTAGACAGTCAACGAACGGAGCAAATTATGAAGATCGTGATCCAGACCCAAATCCGCGAAAACTACGGTTCGGCTGACCAGCCCTACTGGAAGTGCAAGGGTGGTAGCACTTTCGTTGTTCCGGATCTGACTCCGTCCCAGGTTGCCCGTGTCCAGCGTGACGGCATCCCCACCCTGGAAGCCCTGATTGGCTCCATGACCCCCATGTACGAGGAGTACGTGCTGGGCCACACCATCGTGGAGGACACGGCGGTAGTGTGCGAACCCTGGGAAACCCCTTACGAACTCCGCTGGACGGGTGGTCGTTGGGTGGCCAACCGCACCGTGGAGAACGGTGAGTACGGCTATATGAACTCTCGGGTCGAGCGTAAGACCGAAGAGTATGACATGGAGATGGGTGGCGGTGTGGCCAACTATCGTGTGGTCTACACCATGCGTAATGGTGATGTTATCACTGGCGACCAAGTGGCCCAGTATTTCCAGCAGGCCGCCTAAATTTGAAAACCAAGAAAGGAAATTTTATGCATAAACAAGCTGCCATTAATACTGCTATGATTGTTTTGGCATTCGGACTCAGTGGTGCAGGATTTGCTGCCATGATGATGATTGCCCCCTTGTTCACCATGACGGCACTGGGCATTGGTGGTCTGGTGTTTCTAGTCAGAGCCATTTACCAGATTGAGCGTGGCCGAATCCAGTGTGAGCAGAGCCAGGAAGAACTCCGTAAGCTCCGCTGAAATTTGACAATAATTCGGGTTTGTCATATAATAGTGTCTTACACAGTTGCAAAGGAGATATCGCAATGGATCAGGTTCGCATCATTCGTGGTGACTTCAAGGGTCAAACGGTCCACAACACCACGTTCCGTATGCTTCAGTCCGTTCAGACCAACCGTAAGGGTGCCTTCATTGTGGTAAAAAATGAAGGTCAACTTGAGGGCGGCAAGACCATCCGTATTAGCGTAGAAACCATGAATGATTTTGAATATGTAAAGGGCGCCCGCGCCCAGGCAGCCGCAGATGCCATCCAGTTTACCCCCGTGGCCCAGGCTGTAGCCGAGGCAGTGCCTGCTGAGTCCGATGACCAGGCCATGGATCGCATTGCCACCCGTTTCGCCATTCTGGATGAAATGAGCCGTGCCGCTATCAACGGTGACATTCGTGCCATGATTGTGAGTGGCCCTCCTGGCGTGGGCAAGAGTTTCGGTGTGGAGACTCAACTGGAGAAGGCCAGCCTGTTTGACAAGTTGGCTGGCAAGAAGATCCGTTTTGAGATTGTCAAGGGTGCCATGACTCCCTTGGGCTTGTATGCCCAACTGTACAAGTTCAGCGATCCGGGCAATGTGCTGGTGTTTGATGACTGCGACAGTGCCTTCGGCGATGAACTGGCCCTGAACATCCTCAAGGCTGCACTGGACAGTGGCAAGCGCCGCCGTATCTTCTGGAACTCGGACAGCGCCATGCTCCGCCGCGAAGGCATTCCTGATAGTTTTGAGTTCAAGGGTTCGGTGATTTTCATTACCAACCTGAACTTTGAGAATGTGCGTAGCAAGAAGATTGCCGACCACCTGGAGGCACTTCAGAGCCGTTGCCACTACCTGGATCTGACCATCAACAGTGAGCGTGACAAGATGCTCCGCATCCGTCAGGTGCACCGTGATGTTAGCCAGGACCAGATCGGCGGTCTGTTCGCCAGTTACGATTTTGCTGGCAACGAGGCTGACCAGGTTCTGGACTTCATGTGGGAAAATCGTGCCCGCCTGCGTGAAGTGTCGCTCCGCATGGCACTCAAAATTGCCGATCTGGTAAAGATCAGCCCCACGAACTGGCGTGTGCTGACCCAGAATACTTGCATGCGTAATGCTTGATTTTTCCCGTGGTATTTCCTTAGCGGATCAGCCATGATCCTTGGCCCGGTGGTAACACCGGGCTTTTTTATTACTGCATAGATATTGACAAATGCTACCTAAATAAGTAGAATCTTATACAATGAGAACCTGTAAGATCATCATTCGTGATGAAGTAAATGCCAAGATAGAAGGCCTTGAACTGGCAGAACGGCGACACCTAAGCCGAATGTTTGAATACGAAATACCTGGTGCCAGGTATTTGCCTGCGGTCAGGCTGGGACGCTGGAATGGCAAAGTGTCCTATTTTCAACTGGGCGGCAGTACCTACATCAATCTGCTAGAAGAAATCATTCCGTTCCTGAGTGAGCGTGGCTATGATGTAGAACTGGAAGACTTGCGTGAGTATCAAACCACATTTACATTCAATCCAGTGGATGAGCAGACCTTCGCACACAAGACCTGGCCCAAAGGACACCCTGCGGCAGGTCAACCCATCGTGATGCGTGACTATCAGGTTAACATCATCAACCAGTTCTTGGCCAACCCACAGTGTTTGCAAGAGGTGGCCACTGGTGCTGGTAAAACCATCATTACTGCCGCACTTAGTTATAGTTGTGAGGCCATGGGTCGTACTATTGTGATTGTGCCCAACAAGAGTCTGGTGACCCAGACTGAGGCAGACTATGTGAACCTGGGACTGGATGTGGGTGTGTATTTTGGTGATCGTAAGGAAATGGGCCGCACTCATACCATATGCACCTGGCAGAGCCTGAATAACCTGCTAAAGAATACTCGCAATGGTGAAGCCGATGTTACCATTGGTGAGTTTATAGAAGGTGTGGTCTGCATCATTGTGGATGAGGTACATCAGGCCAAGGCAGACGCACTGAAGCAAATGTTAACTGGTGTCATGAGTCAAATACCCATTCGTTGGGGGCTAACTGGTACTATCCCCAAAGAAAAGTATGCCAGTCAAGCACTGTTTGTGAGCCTGGGTCCTTGTATCAACCGATTGAGTGCCAGTGAGTTACAAGACCAGGGTGTACTGGCACAATGCCATGTGAATATTGTTCAGTTACAAGATCACGCTGAGTTTAGTAATTATCAAAGCGAACTGAAACACCTCTTAGAAGATCGTAAGCGGTTAGACAAGATTGCTCAGTTGTCGCAAAGTGTCGCCGAATCAGGTAATACCCTGATCCTGGTTGATCGGGTGGCGGCTGGTGAGGCACTAGTCGAACGCCTGCCTGGTAGCGTGTTTATCAATGGCAGTACAAAACTGAAAGAGCGCAAGGAAGAATACGATGAAGTGGCGACGGCATCTAACAAGATTTTGGTGGCGACTTACGGTGTGGCCGCTGTGGGTATTAATATTCCAAGGATTTTTAATCTGGTACTTCTGGAACCCGGAAAGAGCTTTGTCCGAGTTATACAGAGTATTGGGCGTGGCATTAGAAAAGCGGAGGACAAGGATTTTGTACAAATCTGGGACATAACCAGCAGTTGTCGTTTTGCCAAACGCCACCTAACCAAGCGTAAAGAATTTTACCGGGAAGCTAACTATCCCTTTGAGCTAGAAAAGTTAGAATACAAATGATAAGATACAAACATGAAAATATTGACCCTTGAAGATCAGAGTTATAATCTGGAGACATTGCCAGATGAAATAGATGACTTGCGTTTTGCTATTTTAGATAATAGTAATCCACACAATGTGGACTATCATTATATACCCTTGATATTCTTAGAAAGTTTCAACAGTCCAGCATTAGTGTTGCGAATTGATGATCAGATTATCAAAATGCCGCTAGACTGGCAGATACTGATTGGTGAACCTGACTTTGGTGATCTAGAAACAGTGCCACTAACCAGTATCAATGATCGTGGATTCAAGGCATTTGAATTTAATCCTCTCAGTGCATTCAGGCCCAGTTTTCTTGATATAGAAATAATAGATGTATATAATGATGTTACTTGGTACGCCCCCAGGCTTCGTAATGGTCAATTTTTGTGCGTGCCCATAGACAATTCTGAGCGGCCCAGGTGTATCTATTTTGTAAAAGAAATCAGCCGCAATTGTGAGATTGTAGATTATGCCCAAGCCTTCTAAAGCAGTCAGCGCCGAGTTCAAGTTTCAAAACCAAGACTTTGATTTGTTTCAAGCCATTGAGGCCGTGGATCGTAAAAACTATGACTGGTATAGCTGCTTGACTGAAGAACAACAGCGTAAGTTTGTGCCCTACATGATGCTACACTGGATCAGCGCAGTCAAGGG